CTTATAATGGCTGTATAAATGCAAAATATGAGGAAATATATTATGAACACTACAATGATAATTGACGGATTTGCTATGGCGTTATTTGCTGTAGCTGCCGTACACTTGCCAGAGATTATAGTTTTTCTGGATCAATACATTAATGTTTGGGGAAGATAATGGCTAATTTAAAATATGGCTCAGTATGCTCTGGCGTAGAGGCTGCCACAGTAGCTTGGCATGACTTAGGCTTTGAGCCGCAGTGGTTTAGTGAAGTCGATGCGTTTCCAAGCGCTGTGTTACAGCATCACTACCCAAATGTACCAAATCATGGAGACATGACAAAATTTAAGGAATGGAATAATGACAAAACAATTGACCTTCTCGTTGGCGGGACCCCTTGCCAGAGCTTCAGCGTCGCCGGCCTTAGAAAAGGATTATCGGACCCAAGGGGCAACCTCATGCTCACCTATCTTGCAATGGCTGAGCAACTTAAACCCAGATGGCTTGTCTGGGAAAATGTCCCCGGTGTCCTGTCATCTAACGGAGGGCGAGATTTTGCAACCTTCCTCACAGCGATGGGGAAAATCGGGTATGGGTTCGCATACAGAGTGTTGGACGCTCAATACTTCGGAGTTCCACAAAGACGCAGACGTGTGTTCGTTGTCGGATATCTTGGAGACTGGAGACGTGCCGCAAGTGTTTTATTTGAGCCAGAAAGCTTGTCAGGGAATCCTGCGCCGAGCCGAGAAGCGAGGCAAAGAGTTGCCCCAACAGTTAGCACAGGCCCTCCTTTCAGTCGCACAGGAAACTCCAGAGTAGAGGCAGATGCTTTAGTTACAAGCCCTATGGGTTTTGATTCTTATAATACGGCTGTAACTGGAGATGTAACTAAAACAATAGATACAGGCAGTGATTACCATCATGTACCCAATGTTCTTACACAAGCAATCACATATGCACTTCCCGGAAATTGGATTGGCAGAAAACCAGAGAATGGCGGAAATCAGGTAGAACCCTTTGTAGAACTATCGCCATGTCAAACAGCCACAGATGTTCATGCGGTTGCTTACGAACATCACGCGCAAGACAGTCGGGTAAAAGAGCTGCCAGAAGTATGCTCTACTGTGACAGCCAAGTACGGCACTGGTGGTGGTAATATGCCTATAGTAGCCACAAGCTATACTTCTAGTAGCTTTGGCGGATACCATGAAGGCGTTGGCACAGTTCGAGCGTCAGGCGGCGACTTAGGTGGCGGCAGTGAAACTTTAGCTGTAACACCTAAGTCTGGTTCTCATTGGGATGGTGATTTTCCACATCCAACACTCACGCAGTCAGCAAAAGGCTCTGGCGGCATAGGCGCAAGCAATCAAGAGGTGTTTGGTGGTAGGGGTGCAGGTTTAGTAGCTAAATGCCTGACGACTAGGACAGGTCAAGCATACGATGCAGGTACTGAAACACTTCTGCCAATTAAAGCAACAGGTGAAACGACTTTATCTGATGTTACTATGTCTCTTACTGCGTCTTACGGTGCAGGTGGGGCAGATTTAGCCACAAAGCCAATGATATGTACTAGCGCGGTTAGGCGTTTAACCCCAAGAGAATGTGAGCGTTTGCAAGGCTTCCCTGACGATTATACGCAAATATCTTGGCGTGGCAAAGAACCAGAAGATTGCCCCAACGGACATCGATATAAAGCTATGGGCAACTCAATGGCTGTACCAGTAATGAAATGGATTGGTGAGCGCATTAAAATGGTAGAAGAGGAGAAATTATGACATTCTACACAACACTCATTCTAACCTACGTCATTGGCGGCGTAGAGTTAAGCAATGACACAATGTATCGCAGCGCAATGGAGTGCGGCGATGCATTGCCGGCAGCGTACAAACCATACGCACACTTAGATAGCATGGCGCAGTGCATCGAGACAAACTATGTCAGCTCTGCAAAAATCACAACTAAGCCAGTGCTTAGACCGAAAGGATTATCGTTATGAAAACATTAACAAAAGAAAAATTGGAAAGCATAATGGATGATGTTTTTGCTAGGCATGTTAAATCAATACAAAAGCCAAAGCGCACAGTAATGCCACGTCTCGATGACACTGGTAAATTTATATATAATGAGGAACAAAATGATTGAGGAGAACATAAATGGCAATGGGTTCAAAAGAAGTACATCAATACGTCAGGCGTCTGCAAAAGATGAACCGCGAAATAATCAAAGATATGAAGACGCCAGACCCCACACGAAATCGTGGTTACTACCTCTGGTTCATGAAGGAGCAGCAAGCGATACTGGACAACCTCGAACAGCGCCTTACCCTTATGCGACGTACCAAAAAACCAGAGAAGCCATGAAAGGCCAGACGAAGAGCGTGCGATACGAAATAATGTATGCTCATTTACTTTACACGTTTGAGAAAGAACAGATTAGGCGTGGCTTGAGAAATAAAATTAACAAGACTTTCGAGAGGCCACGACAGATCACAGTTAATAAAGCATCACATAAGAACTTTGTGAGTGACAATGATCTGAGGAAGATTAAACCCATACCTCAAAAGAAGTACGACGCTATACTAAAGCATATGAAGAGCAGCAAACGCTACACAACCACTATGATAGCGTTAAGCAGTGGCATTGGCGTATCAGATATAGCTTGGACGCTTAACGTCATGTATCGTCAAAAATTAGTTGATCGTGTTTACGAGAAGACTACACCCATCATAGGTAATGCCGGGGCAAAGTCTCTGCGTTACGTTTACTTTAAGTAAAGATAAATATATCGTGTGGGTAGCTTCATGCCCGTAGCCACCCACACGTCTAAATATGTTTTACACATAATTTATTCAAGCAGTTTATTTAATCTATAAAGCTATTTATTACTTGATTTAATAATTCATCTTCATTGTCAAACTGTTGTGGATATAAACGAGTTGATGTTTTTTTAATTATTGGATCATCGCCCCTAGCCCAATAAATTTTTCTTATATCATATGCCACCAGAGCGTACACATCAGACTTTTTATTATTTCCAATTACAGATGTATGCCAACGATACTGCGTCCCGTTACCTGATTTTCTGCTGGCTGTTTTAACTTGTAGGGTCAGCAATTTACCGCTTGGCGTTTTCAAATATGCATCATCAATTTCGTGTTGAACCAAGATGCATGAAATGCCAGCAAAAGATAATCTTGATAGAGCTAGAAATTCACCAGCTCTACCAATATTATTGCTATGCGTTGAGCCATTCATAAATCTTGTTTGTCTCGCCTGTCCGGTCAACAATTCCATGTGTTCCGCCATTGACGCGGCGTGTGATTTTTAAGATTGTCTCGTCATTCACACCATCGTCTGCAATGTTAAACAACTTGTTTTTCTCAAAGAACCACAATGCTGTATCAAAAGCATAATCTGTGGATACCAAGTCTGGGTCTGTCATTATATCTGGCAGCCCCATGTCAGAGCTGAATGCCCTATAGTTGTTCTTCCCGGTTAACTGCAAGAATCCGCGCCCAATATAAGTTGAGCCATCAGTTTCAGTGTTGTTCCCCATACGCCCGCCGTAAACCTTGTTAGCTAGAGCTGATGGATTGCGCGAGTAACCTTCGCAAGACGCTAAGTCAGGGAAGCGGTTAGGCCACACACGCATCATACTGTCTGCGCTATAATTTAAGTTTTCCCTTGTATGACGCCAGTGACCGCTTTCGTGGCTTGCTTGACCCATCAAATGCGCAGCTCTCTCATTAGATAGCTCGTAATGTTTTGCGATGGCCTTTGCGGTGTTTTTACCAAAATGTCCGTCAGCGCCAACGCCAACTTTCTCTTGGAGCTTTTTCATTGCTTCACTCATTTTGTAATTCCTTGTTTCTTTTCATAACTTCTAAGCCCACCTAACCCAAGCATACCCATCATTACAGTCATAAGTGAACCCATATCAAACTCTGGCAGCTCTGGTATATCAACGCCAGCAGCAGTTACACCAAACACAATCAATGGCTGTAATACAAAGTGATAAGCAAATGCTACACCACATACCCAACCTATGAATGGACGCCATCCACCTTTGAATAGTGAGCCAGACGCAGCTTCAGCTTTGTTTATTTCCAACTGACCCATCAATGCTTGCTGGGCGTGGTTATCTGACATCGTGGCTATTTCGTGAGCCAACTGTGCCTTTTGGTCTTTGTCTTCAATTACTTTATCTAATAAGCCAGTAACAGGCCCTATTAAATTACTTACGAGACTCATCATTTTGTTTACCTTTCGCTAATGCGTTAGCACCAAAGAATACGCTCACTATGCCTGCAACAGACACAAAGTAAATTGAGGCCATAGAGCCTAATATCTTGGCGGCTTCTGTTAAACCAAATACATCCGCTAGAATGACTGCAAAGGGGTATAGGAGCATCCCTGACAGGGCGTACCACGTCATTCTGCGTTGTGCATCACGTTGGGCGTCTTCATCCTGCATTCGTAAGCGTCTATCTTCAAGAGCCATACGATCCCATTCGGCTTGATCTATTGACCCGTTGCCATCCACGTCAAACTTTTTAAACTCATCCATATTTTCACCTAATCTGCTAATGGGTTATCCAATGCTCTTTGTAATTTATCCATCAATCTTTCTTCTAGCTCTTTCATTGAGCCACTTTGGGAAACCCTAACACGTTCACGCTGATTTTCAAAGCGTACCTCCGCATCATCTATCATAGACCTTACTTTGTCTTCCGATTCACGCACCATATCTTCAATGCGGTCTGTCTGCTGCTCAATGCGTAATATATCGTCTTTCAGGCCATTCTTGATGTCTCTGGTGTATTCTACGCTTTCTTCTACCTTTTCAGATATGCCAACTATCTTTGCATCCATCACATTCATGTTTTGCTGATATGCTTCTATATCTAACCCTGCTACAGCTTCTATCTTTTGATACAAGACAAAGCCTCCATATAAGCCACCAACGATAGTAGATAGGAAAGCAAATATAGCCATAATAGAACCAGCCGTAAGTTTCATACCACCAGCTTTAATCTGGCGGTCTGCTAATCCATCTATATCACTTGCTATCTTAGTCGTATCCATCAGTTTTCAAAGTCCATCTCATTGCCTTTTTCTTGCAGGCTTTTTAATTGAGCTAATTCATCACGTAGCATTTGTATCTCAAGCCTACGCTGCGTAAGTTCTACTTGGTATAGGTCATCACAGTTTATGCGTGATCTAGGTTTATCTAATGGTATAACTATGCGGGCATATACACCAATATCTTTTGCCCTGTCTATTGTGTCAAAGCTAGATAAAACGCCAGTGACGCCATACTCAAGGTTTATTCCGCCTCCAACTGCGTTACTGCAATCAAGATTACCAGCGCGAAACCTGTCACTCTGGTAGTTCATTGGTGGATTTGGCAAAGATAAACTAAGATTACTACTTTCAGCTAACGCAGCGCCGCCAATTATGGATAAAATGACTGCATATTTCATTTAGTTTCCTCCATTAATTTTTGAGCATATTCTTGAAGAAATAAGCGTTCTTGTTCCGCGTGACTTAACAACCTTAGATATTGTGCAAACGTACAATGGGTTATTTAAATCTGATCTTCTAATATACACCTCAAAGTCTCTTCTCTCTTTATGGTCAACTTTCATAATTCTATATGTAGAAGAAAATGGCATACTGTTAAAGTCTAAATCAAATAGCTCGATCTGGTAGTATTTAACGTCTTCTCGCTGGTTAAATAAAGATAACTGAACTTTCATCACGCCAGATACATGAGATGGTTTTAGCTTTGGATAGGCTGGCGTCATCTCATGTGCATGAACTATAGACGCCAAGCCTATGAATAATATGGATAATTTATTTAGCAATGCATTCTGCTTGAACTACAGCGGTATATGTACCACCAGTAAAAGGCTTGGAGGCTGCATAAGTTGCAGTTGAAGATGTAGAAAACCAAGTAGAGCCTGCAACAGTTAAGTCAAATACAGTTGTATTGTCGTAAACTATTTTTGCGCTATCATACCCACTCATGCCTGCGTCTGATGTTTTTGATACGCTTGTTGAGCCTGCCCACGTTACATTATCTGATAATGCTGGGGATGAACTGAATGATGTAGGGTGTGTAATGTTTGCTGTATAATAATCAGCAATAGCTACATCAAACCTAACCACTGGCAATACACCACCATCTGATGGGGATGTACTTAGTGTACTTGCTGTAGGGTTTCCATATACCCCAGATTTATCTGTTTGTATCACGCACTTGGCGGCTACATTACCAACTATATCCACACTGCCTGCATAAGCAGGGAATGCACATACTGTAAGCATCATTGTAAAATATTTCATTTTAACCTCACTTGTTATATTGCATGTCTACCATTTTCTCATGCAGAACTTGTTGTGCTAAATTATTTCGTAAACCTTTTTTATTATCAGGTAGGTTTCCATCAACTAATTGAGCTGTATCATTATATATACCACCATTTATGGAAGAATTATAGTACATAGCTAAATCTGTGCTTTGGTTCATAGCAGCTATGATTTCAGACTGACCTTGGGTTCTTAACATAGTCAAAGCATTAGCTGATGCTGTTAAACCCATCTCAAGTCTTGTTTCTTTTTCCTCTTCATCTTCATCAGGTATTATATTGCCTTCCTCGTCATACTCATAATCTAATTCTGTATCTATCGCCGCCAAAACATTATCATCTTCTAGTGCAGCGTAGACTTCAACTTCAGGTATCTTTGGCACTGGCTTTATATAACCGGGGCAGGCGGGGTTAGATTGCTCATCATAACATTCGTCTATCCGGAAGCTATATATAACAACAGGGTTTTCTACGCTGCCCTCGCCTTCAACTTCAATTGACCCATCACCCCATAACACTGATGGTACATTTCTAAATGAAAAACTTCGCACAATTGTATTGCCAGGTACGCCAGACCAATTATCTGTTTTGCGAAACATATAGCCTTCACCATTTGCATTCTTATTGCCTATATGAACTTTCATATCTGCGTCAGTTTCTTTATTGGTGGTGTATCGGTAAACCATACCATTTATATCAACGCCCGGTATGGATGGTAAGATAGAACCCATGCCCCAACTCAGAGAGCTAGAAGCTGCGTTCTTAGTTACACCATACGAATATGGATCACATTGCGAGTAAGAAGGCCAGAGTGCTAATGATAACACCAAACCCCATTTTAGTTTCAACATTTTCATTGAATATCTTTCGCATTGGGTTGTTTTGATCTCTTTGTATTTCTTCTTTAACTGCTTCCATTTCCCAAGCTAATCTAGCTTTATCTCCAACTAAACCATCTTTAGGGCATGGTGTGCCAGCATTTAACATTGCTTCAAATACACGCTCATCTTGGCACATAACAGATACGGCAGCTACCTTCATACCCATATCATACATAGTTTTTGCGTTTTTGAGCTTCTCGCAGTTCATGTCTCGCACAGTTCTGCCGGCAGATATACCAAGTATTTGTGTTTGCACAGCGCCAGCTACACCTACAGTACATAAGTCAGAGTTACTTGCGCTAATTTGGGGAGATATTGCTGATGGTGGTGGACTGTTAATTGTGGTGTCCATAGTCCCGTCAGAAATTACTGTGCTTTCTGATCTAATTACATCATCGTCTTCTGCATAGGCATAGCCGCCAAGAATAAAGAAAAATATAATTATAAGTAAGCGTATCATTTTCGCTCCACTAGCCTGTCTAACTTTTCTTCAATGCGATCAAACTTACTCATTATCTGACCAAGCACTTGATTTGAGTCAACCTTAGTAACATACTCTTCTCTAGTACGATTTAACAGGATTTGCAATCTTTGCACTTCAAGTACATAACCACGCAGGACAAAGCCTATAAAACCAACGCCTAGCGTTAGTACGCTGCTCCATAAGTCTGTCATTTCCATTAGTATTTACCTTCCCAGACACGTAATCCTCTAAATTCATTACTCATTAGCTTTCTTTTTAACACATCTTTAACTGCTTGTGTATCCGTCCATTCAACACCAGCCTCTTTTAACCATATGCCAAGCATAGCCATATCTACATTGCCTACATGCTTATAGTCTGATCCAAATGAGTTATTAGTTACTTCACGCGCATAAGATGCATCTCTTAACGCTTGCCCGCCATCATGTGTTTTCTTAATAAGTATCTGATCGCCTTCAAAGTACATTTTCTCTGATATTTTGTTTGATAAATTTGCCATCTATCATTCATTCCCAAGCTTCATTTACATCAGGTGTAGATGGATCATCAGATTTAAGTGTGCCATTTGTATTTCTAGCACGCTTGCGCTTTAGTAGAGGCTTCTTTGCAGGCTTCTCTACAACGTCTTCCATCACTGTAATTATGTGGGGGCGTAATTTATTTATCTTAGCAATTTCTTCATCTGGCAGTATAACAGTTTCGCCTTTTTCTACTCGGCCTTTGCTGCAATGTAATTTAATTGCATTCACTAATACTTTTTTCATTTTAGTCTCCAATGATGTTAAAAGGGGCAACCGAAGCTGCCCCTAGTTTTACACTACTTATGAAGTTGTGTTGTCAGCAATGATACCATTTGCTTTTTCATTTTTAGCACAAAGTGTTAGCTCTGTTACAACTTGACGTGTTGTGTTGTCGCCAGTTTTCGCTAGTGCAACATTCTTTGTTCCACGTAAAACTGCAACTTCCCACATATTGTCTTGCATAATGAAGACGTCACGCGATCTGTTTTCACGGCTTGGCATGAACTCAACAGAACCCCAAGGTGTTACATATACAGCAAGTGATTTGATTACTTTCTCATCACCAGCTTGTACTGCTGAACGCTGGTTGTTGTTACCAGTGAAGCCTAAAGCTACGTTCATTTGGAATGCAGACAAGTAAACTGTGTCTGGCTTTCCGCCCTCTTCCCAAATTGACTGCATTACACCGTCAAATTTAGTTTGTGAGAATGCTGTTGCTGTACCATCATCAGTACGTGCGTCAGAACCGTCACCAGTTGGGTTTGCACCAGAGTTACCAGATTGGAAGTCTACGTTTGTAATCATCCATGCTGGAGCGCCTGCAAGTTCGCGTGCTGTTGTTGCATTGCCTGCAACTCTTGCGTTGTTTGCGAATAGAGCTTTTTCTATATCGAGCTTCTGCTCCTTCGCGATTTTTAAGGTTTGATAGGCAACTTCCTTCGCCCGGCCTGCTTTATTTAGACCTTCATCTGTATCAGGAACTACAACTGCGTTTTTAAAGATTTGTGTATAGTTGCCTAAACGAGATGTTGCTGTACGTGCTTCAGCAGCAGTTGCGTCACCTTCGATGTGAGCGTTTGTACCAGATGCACGTAGTGAATCTGTTTGCCACTCTGTTAAAGTATTCTTAGCTGTAGTTTTGCCAGACTTACTGTAAAATGGGGTTTCTTCTGGACTTACGTTGTATATAACGTCACTCAGATCTTCCCTTATTCCTACGGAATCGTAGCTGTCAAATGTGTTGGATGGTTGTGCCATGTTTTTTCCCTTTCAAGGACTAAGAAGCTATTTCTAGCTATCACCAATTATCAAGTTCAATGCATCATCGATTGAACCTGTCTTCTGCAAGCGCTGTTGCGCTTTTTTACGGTTTGCAGCATTTCCATCTTGTCTTTTCTTTGCACCAGCTTTCACTACAGGGCGAGCTTTATTGCTCTTAGTCTGCACTGATTTCTTTTTAGCCACCAACTCACGATATTTGCGGGCATCATTTAATGCTCGTACATATCTAGCATCTGTCACACCCTGCATTTCTTCTGCGGAAAATCCGTATGAAACGCCAGTTTCGACAAGTGCATCTTTAAGTCCTTGACCCTTCTTAGGATCAACTATTTCAGGGATGTACTCTTGCAGAACTTGTGCTTGCTCTTGAAGGTAGGCTTGGTGAGCCTCTTGTTGAGCTTGCATACGTTGCTTTTGTACGCCTTGGAGTTGGAACACATTTTGGTCATACTGTGTCTTCGCCTCATCGTATTTGAGTTTTTCTTCCATGTATCCTATTGGATCACTTTCGAATAACTCTCTTGATGGTGGGGTTGGAGCTTGTAAACCACCTTGTGTAGCTTGCTGATGCAGCTGGACAATTTGTGCCTGCTGCTGTTGCAATACGGCTTGTTGCTGTTCGAGATTCTTTCGTACCTCGGCAGCCTCTTGAAACCGCTTATTAATTGCCGCTTGTCCCGCAGCAGATTGCTTGAGCTGATCCAGTGTCCAATGCTCTTCTTTTCCATCAACTTTGATGGGGATAAGCTTGGTGTCTTCAGTAGCCTCTACAGGGTCTTCGTCGTCAACGTCCACATCTTCAAGATCATATTCTTCATCATCTTGTTCGCTGGATGCTTCTTCTTCAGCGTCATCATCGCTTTCGGCTACAGCCTCAATCTCCTCACCCTGATCGTCATCTTCAGGTTCAGTGATTTGATCTACAGCTTCGCTAAGATTATCGCCACCAGTATCTTCTGGGGCGGGTGATAATAAGCTTTCTACAGCTTGGTCTAGGGTAGTCGATTCCATCGGTGCTACTTCCTTTGTTTGCGATCTAAAATTATCTCTGCTTGTATTGAAGCGTCGAGTTTAATTTCGATCTGGTTCACTGCACGCAGTATTGCGTGAGCATCTTCACGTACATCAACGTCTGATGCACTACTGTCAGCGAATAACCTTAGTTGGTCATCGCGTACCTGTTGCATAAAATTTATAAAAGCTGTGTCGTTTTTTAGACGCTTAGCTTCATCTGCGTTTATGCGTATTTCTGTTGTCATTGCTGTGGAGTACCTTGTGCCATCTCACCAATCATTCTCACCTTATCTTGCTCCGCTTGTATGCGGGCAACATCAACTGATGTTCCATACTCACCATATACTTTAGCTGCATCAACGAGCAAGTCTTGCGCCATCTGATCTCGTTTTAAATCATTGTCTGCGGCGGCTTTCTGCGCATCTAATTGCATCTTGGCGGCGTCTGATTGCATCTTAACTTGTGCTTTCATTTGTTCTGCCTGCAAGAATGCAGCATTCGGGTCTTGGCCTTCGCCTTGTTGTGCTTGTGCTGCTTGTTGCTGCTGTAGCATTTGAGCTTCAATTTCTTCAGTAATTGGCGCAAAATATCTGTCAGCGTTTCGTATTCCAGATACAGCTAATTGATCCGCCAGAGTATTGCGGATGTTAGTCATGCTAACTAAACCATTCATAGGCCCGTATGTCTGGTAAACCATAGTCTGCATTTGTAATGCTTGGCTAAGTGCCATAGCTTTCTCTTCTTCACGTCCAGTACCTAATCCAACATTAATGCTAACGTCCATTGAGCTATCCCATACTCTAGGATCAACTGGCACAAATGTGCCATTCATACGCATCATTTGTTCTTCATCTACATTCTTGTTTGATAAACGTAGCATTATGCCAAACAAGTCTCTCATGCCATCTGCTAGGTTACGCACCATAACTTCAACTTGGCCTGCTGCGGCTTGCACAGTAGCTTGCACAGCTGCTTTAGTTGTAGATTGCATTGCATCTGGGTCTAACCCCATAGAAGCCCGTGAGACGCCTGTTTTAGTCTCTACAAGGCCATCTAGGTAAGTTAATGCACCTAACGTCTGCCCAGCAGTAAATGGCACTGACAAGTCTTGTACTGCACCAGCTTGGCGCATTCTTACAATTGCACCAATCTCGTTGTTTAACACGTCATCAATGTTAGCTGCGCCTTCTATGACCGCCAAACGTGGATTATTCGTCATTGCTACGTTGTCTAAGATTGAGCGTAATATTGATGTAGCTGCGTCTTGGTCATCCATAACTATTTCAGCTAGTGAACGTCCATAGAATGTGTGTGGTTCTGGGTCTATTTCAAACTTAGCAAAAGGCAATTCATCGCATGGCTCAAAGTCTAGCATCTCATATGATGTACCACCGCATGTAATCTTGTGTAATACGGGTATGCCAGTGCCATCAGCATCTATTCTCATATATGCTTCTGTCACAGTTACATTCTTCATTGACGGGTCTTGCTCATCTTCATCAGATGTATCTAAGCTGTAGCCACGTCTTTCATGCACTTCAGCTTCAGTCATCTCTGACCCATTATCAAAGCTGTTTAAATCCAGTACAACTTCAGGGTCATACCCCATTGCTATTAAATCGCCTGCACGCATTTCCGTTCTGTGAGCCACCAAGTAAGCATCTTTGAGGTTACGTGCATCTCGGTTAATGAAGAATTCTTCAGGCGGCACGCTTTCAATGCATAGTTCGCCTTTTTCTTGCTGGCGGCTAATCTTTATACTGTGTGAGGGTGTTTCTATTTCCATGCCCATCTCGTCCATTGAGATGCTCATTTCTGTAGTTTGCTCCAATATGCTTACTTCATCATCATCTGTAAGATATGCAAGTTCATCATCGTTAAGGTCTGTGAACGTGTATATTTCTGCTTCCGGGTAAGTCATCCAGTATGCTTTTACGATACCTTGTTTCTTCACAAGTGCATCTTGAAATGCATCATTAATTACCCGGTAGCCATTTAAGCGTGTAAACTCATGGTGCATAAATTCAGTGGCTTGTTCTGCCATTGCTACATCTTCTGCACCATGTGGAACAAACTCCACTGGCTTTGCTGTACTTAGGAATATACGCATTAAGCTTGGCTTCACAGCACGTACGGTATCACGTACTTTTGTAGCTACAACTTTGCTTCTGCCATCTTCATAACCAAGGTCAACTTCACCATCATAATATCGCTGTGCTTTAATTCTGTCTTGGCTTATTTCGCTTTCAACAAAATCCACTGCACTTGCAATAGCATCTTGAACTATGCCTTCGACTTCTCTACGTGACTTTGGTTTTAATTCCATGTTCTATTCCTTAATTCACCATTTTATCTACAGCGTATTGCGTTTGGTCTGCGCCAGCAGCAATAGTGCCTTTTGTTGCGCCAGATGTAAACGAGCGCGTGGCAGCTTCTAATGCTCTAAAGGCAGAAGGATTTGCGGTCTTAACTTGCTCGGCTAAACCGTTCGACACAATTGCCTGAAACAGCTCAACTCGATTCTTCATGGACATTTCCCTAACATATCTTAATCCAGTTGTGGCTGCTCCAGTTATTAATGGAGCAACTAAAGCTCCAACAGGGCCACCAACCAATGCACCGGCTGCGGATGATACGCCCATTGCACCAGTAGCAACACCACCACTAAGTGGGTTTCTACCACCTGTCATAGAGAAACCTGCTTGGCTTATATTTGCTATTAAATTACCTAATGGTGTGCCTTGTTGTATTTGAGCTAATAATGTCAGTTCTTCTTTGTTAAATTGCTTTCTTTTTTTAGGATTGTTTAACAATGTTCGTATTTGATTTTTTAATCCACTTTCTAATCCGCCAGCATAATTTGGGGCTGCTTCGAGTAAATCATTTATTACTCTAGTCTTACTCATTACAGACCAAGTTTTTTGCGCTTCCTTTAATGTTCTCATAGCATTTGCAGGATCTCCAGATATTAATTGGTCTGGTGTTAGTTTAGCTACATAGTTATCAATTGCATCACTAATAATTCCACCAACTCGACGTTCAGCATTGTTAGTAAAATCAGATTTAGGCGCTTGTGTTAATTTGCTAAGAAAATCAATATCCTTCATGCCAGCACTTTTTGTAATATCGCTAGCAAAATCTTTGGCTGCGGCTTCAATCTCCTGAAGAACACCTTTACTTTTAGGAAATAATGTTTTGCTTAATGGCCTTCCGCTCGTACCTACCTCTTCTAAAACATCATCAATTATTTTATTTAAACCTACTGGGTCAATTTGCACGCCAGAGTTTTCTGCTAATTTATATAAATTATTTGCAGACTGCTTTAGCTCTTCAACTGACTTTGCGCCTTGAGCCGCCGCTTGTTGTGCTTTTTTAGTTAGGAAATCCTTAAAAACATCTGACACAGTTCTGCCGGCTACTTGAAATGTGCCGCCAAGTATTGAGCCTAAAGCAACGCCTGTCGGCATAGCCATTAAGCGATCCATCATGTCACCTTCTGATGTCCCTGCTGCATAAAGCCCGCCTGTTACACCACCAAGTGTAGCCGCTTGTTTTAAGTTTTTTGCAGCCCCAAAAGGGACAGCAGCGCCGCCAATAAATTCAGAGCCATATGCCTTTATAGGGTCTGTTTCTTTAAATTCACCAATTCTTTCACGCTCTCTTTGTAGCTCTTGCTGGTATATATCACCTAAAGGCCTATCATCGCCGCTTACAATTTTTTTAAGGCCAGCAGTACCACCCGCTATAATTTCATCTCCAGTGCCAATAGTTCCGCCTTGGAATAATCCGCGAACTGTGCCTAAGAAACCACCGCCAACTTCAGGCTTATCTTTATTAGTAAAGCCAAACGGCTTGCCAGCCTTGTTAGCTTCAACAAGTAAATCGCCAGCTTGCGTCTTATCTAAACCAAGCTTTTTAGCAAAACCCACTACAGGCATTTCAGAATAAAACTTGTTATAAACGCCATACAATAATTCGGCGTCTGTTTTATCTTGATATTGCGGAAACTTTTTTCGTAATGTTTCTATATCACTCATTGTAATTACCTTATTCCAAGAGGGTCATCATCGTCACTCTGCGCTGTGCTTTGTCCATTATCTATACCCACAATATCTGTATAGTAATCTTTAATTGAACCCTGATTTGTAAAATGTCTTAGCGTATCATTTACAGCAGAAAGGGCTTTGCGCTGTGCGTCGATTCTATCTGTAATCCATTTTCTTAACTCGACAGGACTTAAGTTATCATCTGGAAGGCCTGTATCCATAGCAAGCTTTAACTCACCTTCGCTCAGTGCGCCGAATGTAACAGAGCCAATAATGTCTAAACCTAATTTTGACTTAGCAGTTCTTAAAGATTGTGCCGCCGCAGTAATATCAGGTATAAATTGGCTTATTCTACCAGATATTGCAATTCCACCTTCGCCAGCATCCAATGCATCAAGAGCTATTTGGTAATTTGCTAAATTTTGCTTTATTTTTGACATACTTTCACCAGACAGTTTAATCATATCTGATCTTAATATCGCATTTTTCTTTTGGAACTCAACGTCACCTATTAAATCAGCTTGAGCTGTTAACGTACCAGTTTCCCTACTTTGATATATGCCCTTTTGCAACTCAGCGTAGTTTGATTGTGATTTCCGCACAAATTCCATTGCGGCTTCTCCTGTTAACTCTTGCCCACCAGAAGTTTTAACAACAACGCTGCCATCTTTCATTTTTACCAATACACCTGATTGGTCTGGTAAGTCTGATACAGATTGCACGTTTACATTACCCGTAAGAGAATTTTTAAATAATTCTAATTGTTGCTGCCTTCCAAACTGCTTATCCGCACTTGTTTCTTGCATCATATAATTTATAGCTTGACCAGCGTCTATTGCGCCTGACTCTACAGCCCCGGCTAATTTCTCCTGATTATTTGCCCGCAAGTAAGCTACAGTTTTATTTAAATTCCCAGCAGCTACACGTTGCATACCACGCTCACGAATGCCTTCACCTGCACGCATCTCTGGCATAATTAATGGATCAAGTGCGGCGGCAAAGTTTTGCGCTCTACTTAGCCCGGTGTTTTCGTTACGCTTTCTAGCATAATCTAGTAAGCCACCAAAGCCACCTCGAGATTGCGATGGGTTTACTTGCTCTTGAATAATTTCTGCTGGCTTTTTTATCATTACATTAACCCCGCACCAAGTTGTAGATAACTAAATAAACCGGGGTTCATTGTCTTGGTTTCTGATTGTGGAACTGGCGTAACACCAAGAGCAGCAAGTGGTGCATTAAGTGCAGCCGTTGGAGCGCCAGTGTAACCAGCATATTGTTGTTTAGCCGCATCAATGAGTGCTTGCTGGATGCCTTGCTGTAGCAGACCTTGTTGAGCTTGCTGTTGCTGTATCGCTTGGCCTGTGCCAAATGCTTGCTGACCAAGTTGACCAAGTTGAGCCGCGCCAGCCATTTGTCTGCCCTGCTGTGCTTGAGCTGCTTGCAGTGCTGTGTTGAACCCTTGCTGTTGCAGATTGCCAAATGCTTGTGCGCCTTGCCTTGCAAATCCTTCGTTTGTCAAAGCTTCTGCTACGCCATGCCTTGAGCCGCCAAATGCCCTAGCACCTGAAGCTTGCGCTCCTAAAGTGTTCATCTGCATTTGCCGTTGTCTTTCAAGATCAGCTAACGTGTTTTGCGTAACTTGCCTTGTATATGGGTTCATAAACTGACCAATGTTTGGGGCTTGCATTGCAGCTCTCGTACCCTGAAATGCTTGCTGTAATCCGCCAGCCGCAGCTTGGTTTACGTTAAACCCTTGTGGCTGGGCAGGCGCAGCAGTTGGAGCTGCCATTGGTGAATATTGTGTAGATGGAGATGGAGCTGGCATAGCTCTTGGCATTTCACCATTCCCACCACCTTTGCCGCCAGACATTGGTGGTGATGGTAATGGAGTGAAATCACTTACGCCTGTTGCAGGCATTCCATCTTTTCCCATTGGTCTTACTTGTCCGCCGCCAGCCATCTTATGCTTCCTTCTTATTGTTTTTTGGTAGCAATACTGCGCCTACTGCATATGAGAATGCTTCGCCAACTGTAGCTATCACTTTACCAACTTTATTAGACTTATGTTTTTCTGGACTCATTGTGTGAGCCATTTCTTCTGCCCATGCTTTAACAATAGGCCACATAACTTTACGTGCAACTTTACCGCCAACTGTGTCTCTCTTAACAAAGTCTGCTAGAGGCGCAGCCCATGCATGGTATCCGTTCATTAGTTTTCTATTGTTTCTATGCAACCAGACGCCGTATCTTTGGTCTAACCGCCATATCTCGCGCGGCAAATAACCTAGCTCATAATATGCACAACATAGGATTTTTGATGATCCGCCGCCGCTTGAGCTTGAGCCACCGCCGCTACTTACATTGGGGCCGGGCGCTCTAACTGCATTGCCGCTTCCATCTTTCACAGCGTTACCTTTAGAGTCTCTAACAACTCCGCCAGTATATGTTGGTGTAGGGTTTGAATTATCACGTCTACGTGCAGCCTCTTGAGCAACTAATGCTGCTTCATTTCTTATTGCCAGCTCTTGAGCTTCTCTTTCAGCTACAACTTGAGCATTGTATGCCGCTTGCTCTGCCGCAGATTTATTAGCGTATGCATCCTGTTGTGATTGCGTTGGAGTATTTACATCAAACATTGCATAATTATTTGGGTCAAACCCACCAGCCGCAGCTTTTGCCGCAAGGTCTTTGCTTTGAGCATCAACTGCGCCCTCAAAATTAATTGCTGGATAAATATTATCAGCAACACCTCCAGCAAAACCAGCCAAGCCTACTTCTGGTAAGCCTGTTAAATTGCCGCTTAGACCTCCAGTGACAAGTGAGCCACCATACGATCCGCCAGTGCTATCATAGCCTCTTCGAGTAGGGTTTCCATCTGCGTCTGGGAAGGTGTTATAGTATGCCATTCCGCCTGATGGATTTTGTTTAGATGGTTCTTGGTTTTGCAGCATCTTTAAGTTATCATAAAAACCCATTTGGTTTGAGCCTACAGCACCCATTGCTATATCTTCTTGGGCTAACCTAGCCGCAGCGCCTTCTGGACTTTCGACATATCTTCTCTGGGCTTCGTTCAATACTTGTGTCTTAGGATCGTAGCCGCTTCCGGGTGCTATAGTTTCTGCATACCTAGCCATTTCTTTTTGCGTAAGAGAAGAGCCACTAACTTGCTGACCCATTAAATCATCTAACCTTTGACGATTTTCATCACTGCGAGATTTTCTGCGCATATCTTCCATTGTTAAAGCGTCTTGTGCTGCGCGCTGTGTCTCTGCGTATGTTGGATACATATTATAATCTATTGGAGCGAATGAGTTTTGCCCGCCAGAATATGGATTGATAAAGAAGCTATCCATATATGCTTTCTGCGCTGGCCTTTCCATTGCAAGCGCATTTAAAGATTGCTCATATATTGGAGCTGATGAATAACCACTTACGCCGCCAGCATATTGTGTAGGATCACCCATACCGCCCATTATGTCTTGCTGGCTTGTCGGTGCGCCCATTCCAAATGCGCCAGCAACGTCAGCAGTGTTTTGAAACGCGGCTTGTTGCATAGGCGTGAATGCAGCTACGTCTGGGCCATAGTATGGAACATAACCAAGCTGTGAAATACGTTCAGCTTTGTTTAGGTTACGCTGCGCCGCTTTCTCAATGTATTCTGGGATTTCAACACTTGATGATGTTGATCCGCCTTTGCCACCTGACATTATTCAAACTCCTTAACATAAGACGAATGTAACTGCTTCCAGCCATGTTTCGCCAATGGTTTTTTCCAGCCTACACGCCCCGTCATGGTTAGTGCTGTGCATCCTTGTGCTTTAGCCCACTGTATCACATCTTGATGCATATCCAAAATTTGATCCAATTCACCACCGCCAAGGAACACGTTTAACATTCGTTTACGTGGATATACCACAATTTCTGTTACTATGCACCCCTTTGGCGTAGGCCACAACTGCATTGTCCCTTTATATATTCCCTCGGCCACATCAATAAAATCATGCGTGCCGCCAGAATACTCCAAAGCGGCTTCAATCCAAGTTCTGCAACGCTCTAATTCTTCATTCATGCGTGCGTCCTCGTAATCGCTAGTGTTGAGGACGGTATTGCTGGCACTGGAGATGATGCTGCTGTGTAATTTAAAAATCCAGATGTATTATCCATCATGTAATTTATTTCAAGATAATCATTAGCCGCCACAGTAAATATCTGCGTTCTGGATGTAACGAGTGTAGCATTATTCTGATGTAATGCAGTTGTCATAGCGCCATTTGCTGTATCAACACCATTTATACTAGGCCAAAAATAAAAGTGTATTGTGCTTGCACTTGTCGATGATATTTGTGCTGAAAATGATAATACATATTCACCAGCCTCTTCAAATACAATTCTACTTGTTGGCGTACCTTGTGTAATCTTTGAATGGCCAGACGGTGCATCATAGGTCAGCTTGTATGCCGTATTTGCTAGGGCTGGTGTAACATCTGATGTTTTAATAAAGTTAGCGTGTCCGCCCTCTACTACGATTTGACGCCACTCTCCGCCTTTGCTTACGACTGGATATTCATATGATCTATCCCACATAAGCGTACCATCATCAGCTGCGGTTTCCCCACCAGTTTGCTGAACAAGAGGTGATCTTGTCTGGGACATAAACTGCATGAGGCGTCTGCCCCATGTTTTCCAATCATCTCCATATGGTTCTGGTGGCCTTTGCTGTTGCGTCATCTTCTACCGCCTGCAACGACATCAATTCTATTTACGCCAACACGCCAATCGCCAAGTGTAACTGCGCTAACACGCATTCTCATTTGACGCCCTGTAAATCTTAGTGAGGTTGGTGTGGACATTGTGTATGGCCCGTAATCACGTTCAGTTCCATTTGGATAGAAGCGTGTCTTAAATGTAACATTCACATCACCTTGCGTTTTCTCGTCGGGCAACATTTCAGTTACAGATGCCACTGTATCGCCAGAGCCAAGCATAATAGGGCCAGTTTCAGCAAATGGCACAAGTGTTCCATAATCAAAGCCAATTTCATGCTCATATATTTTGTAGTTATCTGCGTCTACCCAAAGAGGTTTTCTAAATGCGCCTGCGTCTACTCCAGCAGTTCTTGCCAATTCACCAATATACCATGTGTTTTCAATATAGTTAAATACAACGTAGCGATTGTTTTCGGTAGATGAAGCAGATGGGTAAAACCAGAATATCTCACCAAAGTTACTATTTGTTACGCAGAACGCTTTACTTATTTGGCCTCGGTTCATGTCGTTAAACACGTAATCTGCAACTTCGCTTTGTATCTCTTGAACCGCACCGCCTGTATAAGCATAAAATGCGTGTGCGCCCATCCAGAATGCACCGCTATCAACTACTGATACTGCTTTATTTGCAGCTAATCCACATGACGAACCAACACGCTCAATACCATAAACATATGGTGGGCCTACATAATTTGCTACGTGTGCGTCTGTGCTGGTTAAGATAAGCGTTTGGCCTCGCACTTTAATGCCTGCCATAATTTGACCGCTTGTGTTTAACTCTAAATCACCAGCTTCATTTGTGGCGGCTGGCGTCCATAGTGTATTATCTTCTCGATCAGACCATTGCACTTTGCGCGGGTTTCCACCCGCTCCAAGAGCAAATAAGAAACGCTCTTCTGTCACCACCAATGATCTATTATTTATTGGAGCGTTTGCTATAGCTGCGGCTGGTGTGCCTGTAGCCAATGCCCACTCGTATATTTTACCATCATCTTCCGTACATCCCACAAGGTTTTCGCCCCACGTGTCTAATGCCCAAGATGTTGCTGGCTGTATTCTTACTGTGTCTGGACGTTCTACACCAAATGCGTAGCTGCCGTATAAACTACCGCCATACCCCGTAAATGATATTGCGTCATCTCTGCCCGCAGTAAATGAAGTTGGAGTTATATCAAACCTAGAGCCAGTTTGATTCCAGATATATAATTTATTATATGATCCGCCAGCTATCCACCGGGCATTGCTATTATCTATCCAAGATAACATGCCACGCACTGGAGCTGCGGCTGCGTTATCCGAACGTGTACGCCAGCCACCCATTGGGCGCATAGTATTATCTATCCATCGAATTAAATTTGCATCACGCCAGCGACCATTGGATTGCAGGTCAGTTCCGTTACGGTAAACTCCAGAAGGAATATCTAGTGGAATAAGTGGCATATAGACCTCATGGCGTTAAACTTATGGGACTATAACACATTTTGTAGTAAAATAACAACAGGGGCAATGCATGTCGCCCCTGTTGTGTATATTTATTATTCTGCAGCTTCAACTTCAGCTTCAGGTTCTTCTAGTGATACAGCTAAATGCTTCACAAATGCTTCACGACCAATGTTTAGCTGGTCTAGGTTAAATCGAGCATTGTCTAATTTACGGCCCAGATCATTTATGTGGTTTAGCATTATCTTTTGCTCGTCAGTGAAGTCATCAACATTATATTCTATGTCGTTGACTGTAATGAGGTTCTTTTCTTTTTTACTCATTGTAGTCTCCTTTGGTTAGGTTAATTTAGGAAGCGGTGTATCCGTTCCCTGCTGTGATAGCCGCATTAGCCGCTGTCATATCTTCTGATGTCCAGTAATCTTTAGCAACCATTAGTTCTAGGTGCTGAGTATTACGATCCACACAGTCTTGTCGATCTTCTGCATCATCATCTGCCATAACATTACCAGCAATAACATCATTGATAAGTGCAACTGAGTCACCCATTGCTGAGTAGTTCTGTGCGATTTGTTCTGCTGTTAAGTCATCCATGGGTTATGCTCCTTCTAAAGCTGTAATACGAGCCTCTAGCTCTTGGATTGTTTTTACTAATAGTGGTACAAGTTTAGACTGATCTATACCTTGGTACTCTGGGTTGCCGTCTGCATCGACTGCATCCTTTGTGCCTGTGATAGCCTCTGGCACGACTGCCTGAACCTCGTGTGCAAGGAAGCCATCAACCGTCTTTTCTGGCGTGCTAATAAAGTTAAACTGATGGACAGGAATTTGCTTGAGGCGGTCTGTTGCACCTGTCAGTTCAACTACGTTTTCTTTTAGGCGGTAGTCGGACGATGTGTTGTATGCGGTACTTGATGTGCCAACATTGATGTTCCCCACTCCAATTCCCGAACTATTTAAGAAAAACCCTGCATAATAATTATGATTTGCTGAAGGTCTGGTTCCAAGTCCAACCTCAGCTGCGCCAATGCCACTAGCGCCAATAGCAGAACCGCCTGATTTTTCTACAGTTAAATTAGGGTTTATGCCTGAACCCACGAAAACACTAGTAGTCCCGATCATAGCACGACCACTGCTGTCAACACGAACCCTAGGATTACCATCCCCATCAGACAGCACGATGTTGTTGCTTGAGGTGCGGATGTCTAGGCCGTGTTGGTTGCCGTTGTATAGGCCAACAATAGTGTTCTTAGCTCCAGAAGTTACTCCAGACCCAGAACTATAGCCTACGAAAGTGTTATTACCACCTGTAGTATCAAATCCAGAGCCTCTCCCAAGAAAGGTACAGTTGCCATTACCATTTAATGTGTAGCCAGCATTTCTACCTATAACTACGTTATCTCCACCTGTTTGGTATGCTCTTAGGGCATTATCTCCAATAGCTACGTTGCCTGATGCGGTGGTGTTGTTTTCTAGAGCCTGTGCACCAACAGATACGTTGCTTGAGCCTGTAGTGTTACTAAATAAAGCACTTCTACCATGAGCCGTGTTACTAGCGCCTGTCGTGTTAGTGTATAAAGAATACATACCACTAGCAGTGTTGTCATCTGCGGTAGTGTTGGCTTGTAAAGAGTTTCTACCAATAGCAGTGTTAGCTGTACCAGTAGTATTCGCAGAAAGAGATTGATACCCAACTGCGGTGTTGTTGGATGCGGTGGTGATCGCATCACCAGCTAATGCACCGATGAGGGTGTTCTGTACACCTGTTGTGATTTGCTCACCAGCATTAGCTCCTACAGCCGTATTAAAACTATTTGTAGCTGAAGCATAGTTTTGATTTGCTAATGTACCTCTTCCTATTGCTGTACTAAAACTGCCTAAATCATCTGCACCTAAAGAACCGCTACCTAATGCTGTATTGTAATTAGATGTTGTGATAGCATCACCTGCAAGACTACCAATGAAAGTGTTTTCTGTACCCGTAGTATTACTAAGCCCAGCCTGATAACCAACAGCAGTGTTGTTATTTGCGGTGGTGTTTGAGTATAAAGAGCTATGCCCTAAAGCTACATTATTACTTCCTGTAGTATTAGTATAAAAAGCATTACGCCCTAATACTGAGTTAAGATTGCCAGTAGTAGTATTATATAAAGCATTCATACCAACCACAGTGTTGTTTGAACCTGTAGTATTACTGTACCCTGCACCTTTACCTATAAAAACAACTTCACCCGTAGTATTACTAAACCCAGCTTGATAACCTACTGCCGTGTTGTAGCTTGCGGTGGTGTTGTTGGTTAGTGCTTCTGCGCCCAAAGCTGTGTTATATTGACCAGAAGTATTGTCATATAAAGCGAGAGAACCAAAGCCGCTGTTTTGAGAACCTGTGGTTGAGTTTAAAACCGCACGACCCATTGCGGTGTTTGCGTTACCACTAGCGTTAGAAGTTAATGCCTCTGTTCCTACCGCAGTGTTGTTTCCACCAGAAGTTAAGCTATCCAACGCAGTATCACCTAACGCCACATTGCCTGTACCCGTAGGATAGTTCCCGTCCAGCTTGATTGTGCCGCCGTCTACTGAAACATTACCTGCAACTGTAAGGGATGTAAGGCTTCCAAGTGACGTAATGTTAGTTTGTGCAGCAGTTGTTAGCGTACCCGCAATATTTGTAAATGTACCAGCCGCAGCTGATGCTCCGCCAATGACTGTGCCATCAATCGTACCAGAGTTAATATCAATACCCGTGACAGGTGTTGTCCCGTCTAGCAGATTATCAACGCTATCTAAATTGGTGTTTATCTTTGTACCCCAAGTATCTTCAGACGCGCCAACTTCTGGCTTCACTAAGCTATATGTCGTTGTTGTAGTATCAGCCATGTTAATCTCCTATGCGGCGTTAGCCAAAGTTATACTTCTTGCCTATGAAGCTGTCCATTCCATCTATGTAGGGGAAGTGGCAGACCAATCATTGACTGCGTTAGGCACATATTGCCACGTTTCGGGTGTCTTTTCAAGGGGTGTCCATATTTCAGGCGTATTTTGTTCAACTTCCCACTTCTCAATTGCTCGGCATGTCGTAGACAATGCTGTTGCAATTGCTGACGCGGAGAACTGCACCCGGTTAACTGTAGCAGTTGTGCTTAGTGCTGTATTGATTTGCGATGCACCGCTAAATACAACAACTGCGTTTGATGATGTGCTAGATGATGGTGTTATATTTGATATTGCATGTCTCACACGCACCATATCTGAGCTGGTTGTAGATGTTGTTGCTATTGCGCTGCTTGAGTTACGTGTTCTTGCGCCTACAGCAGATGTAGATGAGCTAGCAGGTATTGCTGATGCAACTTCACGCACACGCTGGGCAGAACCAGACGTTGTTGATGATGTTGTGCTACTTGCGGATGCTTCACGCACTCTTTGCGCTTGCGTTGCAGTAGTGGATACTGTGATTATGTCAGATGCACTTAACCTAACACGCACTGAAGCTGACGCTGTAGACGCAACTGTGATAATTGTGCCAGCGCCATCCGTGACAAAGCCATCTAGCCCAAAATTATATGAGCCATATGTACTGCGTCCATATCCACTGCGGTATTCAGCCATTAGTCTAGGGTAATATCAAGATCGCCTGATGGTAAGCGGAAAACATCACCTGTATCAATTGTTTTGCTTGTGGTTAATGCAGCATACGCAATTAAATTGCCGCCAGATGCAGCATCAAACACGCCTACGTGTGTTACTGTGCCATATCCTGATGTAGCTGTATCCCACTCAATAGCTGCGTTATTTGACGCTGTATTTCCTGATATTGTGAATGTTACAGCTTGACGACCATATCCACCGCCAGACACTTCTGTGCCACCGCCTGTATCATCTGGTGCGCCAGTGTATAATGCTATGTGCCACGCTGTGGGGCGTGTTGCGCTACCTGTTGTAAACACCCACGTTAGAACTGTTGTCTCGAATGTATTAGAAAAACTCATTTTAATATGCCCTTATTTTCATACGACGACCAGAGCCGCCAAATTTAGCTTTTTCACTTGCTTGGTTTATTGAATCAATTGCGCTTTGGTATAATGCCGCCCATACTTGTATTCTAGCGTCATCTTTTAGATATGGCGCAGAATGTATTAGTGAACCATACAAATATGCGTCAGGGTAATGCTCCAATATCCAATTTGACGTATTACTATCAGATAATGCGTCTGTTTTACCAAAATAATACAATTCTGACGTGTATGTGCCATCTGGAACTGGATAAACCTCTAATTCACCTGCTGTAACTGCATAATATGCTGGTTGCCCGCTCGTGTTTAGGTTTCTAAACTTACGATCAAGCATTTCTGCTTGTGATATTAGCTCAAGTGGGCGTGTATCTCCGCTTGTAATATAAAACCGTATAACTTCGAGCATATCTGCGGGTATTGCACTATATTGCGTGTCAATCTCGGCTGTGCTGCGCTTTTCTTGCCGCCAATGACGGATTTGCCTGTTTAAATCTGCTTCTGCGAGTGAGACAAACGTAGATGACACAGATGTTAAGTCATCTCTATTCAGAAAATCTGCAATATTTGTCTTTAATTCTGCATATGTTGTAATTGGCATTATTCAACTCTCAGTTTATTTCTGTATAACATATTTATTAATAAGATAGTAGCCCACGTTCTAACTCTTGTTGTTTTTTATATTCTTGCATAGCGGTCAATACACCCGGTGCTAATAATCCAGCAGCAGTTAAATTTTTTAAATGTTTAAATTCTGGATCAAATCTTGCAAATTTTGACCTTAATGTTGTTGGGTCAAATGTAACTGCTGTTGTCGCCATCTCTGGGCTTAGTCCAATATGATCTGGGTGAGGAAACTGACTTCCAATATCAACGACATCTTTAATAAGTAATCCGCTACTATCTGTAGTTCTTGCCGCCCTAGCCGCCTCTGGAGATGATGCCCAAGATGCCCAATCTTGTGTCATATCTGATATTTTTTTACGAGTAGGTATTCCATCTTGTTTGAAATTCATTCTAGCGTACTTTGGGGCGTCACCCCAATTTGCACCTTCAAAATTTGTTTTTGCGTAATTATCTGTTTTACCTAACAATGGGTAAACTGCACCTCTATCATCGTATAGATTGAAAGCATCTGTTGAAAAATCTCGACCAGCAGTAGGATTTTCAGTTGGGCTTCCAGCATACCTATTCGCATTATACCTATCTGTTGTACTCCAAATGCCAGTGTCGTAATCTTGACCGCCAGCTATGTCAGCATCCATAGCTTTTATTCCACCTTGTCCGCCATGAAATAATTCTTTGTTATAGCCAAGCTGGTCAGCTCGTAACTTTCTAGCGCCCTCACTCATATTTAACGGCGTGTTATTAAACATATATTGTGGGTCTGCCATAGACATCATTTCGTCAGTAACATACTTTGCCTCACCCTTTGCGCGTAGCTCTAGAATTTCTTTTGCAGTTTTTTCTGCTTTATTTTTAGGCTTGGGTAGTGATGGGCTAGAAAGAGCATCAAGTATACCTTTAACCTCTGAATTAAAATTTGGATCGTAATCAAGCAGTGGCGTCGATGTGTCAGCGCCATCTAAATCAATAAAACGCACTTTTGCATTTTGCACGCCCTCTTCCGCCACTTTAGTCAACCTATGATGTCCATCTTGAACAAACATTTTTCCGTTTTTTCTAACGACAAAGGGCAACTCACCAGCGCTAGAAGATGTAGTAGAGAAATCTGGGTTTACTGTAGGTTGCGTAGCATAAATCTGATTAATCGGCACTTCCTCAACACGAGAAGTAAGTGCTGATACACGTCGATTTTCTTCTTTATTTAATGTGGGTTTTTCTACATCTCTAAACGTCCAGCCTGTTTGTGTTGGGTCAGCTTTAGGATTTAACTTTATATTACCAAAAGACATGCCCAGCGCGTTTGGATCAACTTCAATCCGTTTAGCTTTATCAAGTAATCCCCTTGCGCCCTTCTTAATGCCGGCAGCCATAGCGTCGCCAAGGCCGGGGACTAATCCAACGAGAGCTGCGCCGCCTAGAGCTGCCACCATTGCATAATTAGGGTCTGGCTTTTGTAATTCGTCGTAAACTTCTTTGGCTGCCATAGCGTCGCCAATGATAGGCGTGGCTTCAGCTACAAATCTTGCGGCGTCCATTGCTGTAATACCTTGGTATGGCGTCGCCGTTCTCTTTCCAGAGAAACTCATTGGCCTTTGTTGATCTAGTAAGCCCATTAGTCAAGAAAACTTTCTGCCATACTTATTGTATTAAAAGCTCTAGCCAATGCAGCTAATCCGTCAGGCTGTGACATGCTATAAGAATAATTTTGTGGGTCTCTATTATACATATCTGTCAGGTATTTAACAAAACCTTGCTTGTTTGGTATCGCCATATCTTGCAATTGAAGCATGTCTTCATATGGAAGCAGACTGGTAAAAGGAGAAATATCTGAGCTAGGCGCTTGGCTTGACCTTAGTGGCGGCGGGCTAGTCTCAAGTAAACCAAGTTTTCTTTTAGTATTTGCAGGCGCTTCAGTCATCTTTGACAGCAAACCTTCTTTGACAGGATCATTGCCAGCAAAGTTAGCTTGGCCTAGCGTGCCGTAATATGTTTTTTCACCAATATTTTCTACAGGTTTGCCGCCAGTAGTCATAAGCGATCCATTAACATATTCCATCTCGTCGCCGGGTGTTAAGACATTAGCCAAAAACTCAGTAATGCTGTTTCTATCGCTTGCACCTTTATCTAGCGAGTTAAGAAAACTTAAAAATTTATTTTGTGCCATAATCCTAGCCTATTTAATATATTAACTGAACTTATCACAATTTTTCCATATTAGCTAGTACCACACGCATTCTATCTGATAGCTTCCACGTTCCAGCTCTCCAGCGGGCGGCGTGTTGTGCATCTTCCAAAGATAGGCCTCGGCTCATATAATTTCTAATCCACTTATTCATCATTAAATTTTTCATCTTAGGTGACAAATTGTCGAATTTTTTTTTATTCATGCAATGCCTTTAAGGTTTCGCTTGATAGACCTATTCCAGCTCACACTTGCGCCAGACAGGGCTGTGGCTGCGTCTGATGCCATAGTTAAACATAATGCATCCGCCAAGTCAGGCGATTTTAGCCCACGCTTGCGCATCGCGTCCTTACTCTCAGCCTTCATCTTGCCTGCGCTGGTAAATGCGTACCTTATGCCAGTTAGCTCGGCTAGGAGCTGATCATTTTTTGGCAGCTTGCATGACCTGTCTTCCAGCCACGCTTTAGTCTTAAACCATAACTCGCTGCGCAGATTCATGTAAGTCTTGCCCATAGCAGGCGCTTCGCCAACATTAATTCCACGCACTGGAGCGCCTAACTCACGTAATCTATCAACTACTCCGCCGCCAACGCCGATACTGTCCACAAGTATTTCGTTTGGGCGTAGGCTTGGCGATAAATTATCATATTCAGCCATTACTCTGCCCACAGTCTGCATTAAGTCTAAGCCTTGCCACGCTTCAATATCAGTTACAACATTGCCATACCTTTTGCACAATGCAGTCTTATCTGTGCCAAACCTAGCAACATCCAAGCCCCATATAGGTCTAATGTCAGGCGTAATCTCAATATCACGGTGTATTGCGCTCTCTGCGAGATGAAACGGTATAATCGTATCATCATCAGCCATAGGGAACTCACCTAGCACACGTATGCGGAATGCATTTGAATCCTCGCCGTAACGCTCACGCATTTCATCGACAAACTCTGTTGATACAAGCGGGCTATCGACGCACGACCATCTGCGCGTCCACCAGCTCTTAGCTAATCTAGTTTGGCTCTCAAAAAATGTGCCTGACGAACGTGTGGGGTTAGACAAGAGTAACGTGGTAGCATTATGCCCTGACATTGACCCAGCGGCTGCCTCAAAGACTTTCTCAGGTACACCTGATGCCTCATCTACCACCAATAAAACATTCTCAGAGTGAACGCCTGCTAACGCTTCTGGCGTTTCTGCGCGTGACGTTCTAGCGGATATGAAAGCCTCTGACGCTGCCGACGTTAGCTCGACGCGGTCTGATTTGGTGGTTAGCAATTGCTGTAGATGGGGTGGCAACTCGTTAATCCATCGTTTTAGCTCGGCAAACAATGCGTCAAACAATTGGCTAGACGTGGGCGCTGTGACGACGACTTTATTGGGAAAGCGTAGCAGGAGAAACCAGAGCATAGCCCAAGAGGCTGACGTGGACTTGCCTGTACCGTGGCCTGACCTTACGGACATTTTACGCTCGCCATTCGCTATGGCCTCCAGAAACTCTGCTTGGTAATCGTATGGCTCTGCGCCTAGCACCTCTTTGACGAACAGCACTGGGTCATCCCGGTAACGTAGGACAAACTCTTGTAACGGGTTATCACTCATCTGATACATCCTCATAATCTGCGTCAATCGTCTTAGCTTCACGCTCTTGATCTTCTTTATGGATAGCCGCCAGATCGGAATTGACTTTGCGTAATGCGTCTAAATGCATGTCACCCACAGATATAGTCACGTTTGTCTGGGGTCTATTGCCGTATCGCTCCTGATTATACGAGCCTGCCATGAATTTGCGCCACTGGACTTTCTCTCGTGTGGCGGCTATTTCGCTTGATGTGCTGCCGCCATCCAGATCATCTACCATTGTTAAGCCTTGCTCTACGAGTGCATCAGCTGCCTCTTGCCTAGCTTTGCGTAGGGCTTGCTCGTACTCAGGTATGGTCTTGAGAGATGTGCTGAGATACTGCCGGGAGCAATCATATTCTTTTGCAAGGGCTGTGAGTGTCGTGCCTGAAGCTATCTGCTCAAACAAGTATTCAGCACCGCCTTTGCTTAGTACATCGGCAAGTATTCTTCTGCGTAATGCTTTGCCAGCCATTGTTGTTCTCCTATCTACCGTGGTTAGGGTGAAAATTATATTTTTTTTCGGCGGCACTTCTAGCGGATGCTGCTTCTGTAATATTATCATAATATCCAAGGTTAATTGTTTTTCGATTAACGCCTATTTGTGCTGACCACTTTGATAATTTTTTATTCCAAGATACACCAATAATCCCGCTAGTATTAGTGCTAGGGCGTTTTTTATTTTTACCATTTTCACGAACACTAACAACTCTCATATTTTTTATGCGGTTGTCTAATGGGTTTCCATTGATATGATCGATTTGTTTATTAGGCCATTTGCCGTGATATAATGCCCAAGCAACTCTGTGAGCGCCGTAAGCTATCTTGTTAACCTTGCATTTAAGATATCCTCTGCCATCCTTGTAGGTTGCAGTTTCTTTGCCGGCATAGTTACTATTCCAATATTTAACTGATCTTTCGATGTTTGCTGTTTTAGGCGGGTAATGCTCTTTGGTTCTCTTGAGCCAATACATTCTGCCCGTCTTTGGGTTATAACGTATTGTCTTGCGTAAATACTCTACAGTTGGTAATTCTTTTTTCATCGCGGCTATCCTTTCATAGCTATTGCCGTGTAGGTGCATTACTTTTTGCAGTTTAAGTAATGCACCATTATACTTTAAATTATTTTTTTTCGAGAAGCAACATAGGCAATTGTGTGCGTGAGATTATACACACACACTACCCCCGTAGAATCCGTTGACGGGGGGGCTTCCTCGCTGCGCCAGATGTGCTAGTTTCGCCTAAATGGAACAACGCATAGCTCATATTGGCTGTATATTGGCCTATATTCGTCTAACCTATTGTAATCATTAGATATACTGTAGATTTACCTGTATATGTCCGATAATGTATATTATGTTAACTTTCAGTTTATCCGAAACTGTTGACTATAGTTTTGCTTTCTATTACGCGGATGCGCCCGTGCAACGGCGTGCCAATGTGTTGTATCGCACGTAATCTACATGTAATGCAGAGCATGTTATGCCGCCAGTAAGTCAATGCACTGTCTTCTCTGCTTCCTCAAGCACTTGCTCATGCAGCTCTATGAGCGCCTCTGCCAATGATTGCAGTACAGTCTGAGCCGGCACAATAGTAAGCCTATCAGTTATATAATTGCATAGCTCGTTTAGCTCATGGTCAGCATCGTCACTGTCAGCACAATGTAAATCTAAGGTTAAGTTTATGACAAACTCAGACAATGCTTTGCTCCGTGTTATGTGGGCGTGCAGTGAGGAAAGACAACCGCACGCCCCAGTTAAGCGGGCGTCGCATTGAAATGCAAAACAATGCGTCGGGAGGAGGAGAACCCGCTAACTATACTATGCCTTATGAAAGGCTGTTGATCAAGCCTATCCGACCTCATTTGCCAGCTCATGTGCCAATGCTAAATAACCGCAGCCATCAATGCTGCTATCCTCATGCACGCCACCGCGTAGCCTCGCAATCTTCAGCAAGGCCATCATGTTCGCCACGTCAGATGCAGCTACATCCCTGCCAAGATACGCGCTCCACATGCGAGCAATTGTCGTGAAGTTTTCCGCAGCACTTCCATACTGCCTCGCCCTATCCCCGTTAATCAAAAGATCAGCCGTGTCCAATACCTCAGACCTCGACTTACCCCGGCCAACCTTCGCTTGATCTACTTCGCCCTCGCTTGCCTCGGTCTTGCCGCCAGCCGTTCTAATGTTTATCTTTTTCTTCATCTCTTGTTCCATATTATTTAACCCCGATTTTCCTTATCTCATACTATTCGCTTAACTACATACTAATATACTATACCTTAAGGTATATAGTATTAGTAGTAGATTGGTTACGATATACTAATTGCAATTAGTAGTTTGTCGTGTAAGTCATTGATATTGTTGCTACTAATGCTAATTAGTAGGTAATTAGTAGGTTGCATTTTAGCTCATTTTCCCGAAATCATCGCAAAACCATATATAGCCTTCATTTTGCACAATATGACCAGCACTTGTGAGGCCTGCAATTGACTGCTTGTAGGTTTGTGATGGGTTCGCTACGCCAGATACTTTACCCATGAAATGCTTCTTAATATCCTCCTCTTTAATAACCCAGAACGTGCTAGGTTCAGGCCAACCAACGCCGGCAGGATTGGACATGCCAATGCCCTCGCCTCGCAGCTGTTGGAAGCACGTCTTAAATAATATCTGATTCTTGCCCTTTATGGCTTTCTTATTGGCAGCTTCAACGTCATCACTGCTTGCCGGCACGATCACACATGTCGTCACAGCATCGCCGTCCATATCATGCCCTAGCTCAATTACATTCAACTTAAAGTGAAACTTACGCCCACCCTCCAAGTCTCTCTGCTTGGTGGCTAATGCAGTACGCAAGCCCGTCGCCTCGTCGTATGATAGCTCTATCTCAGTTTCCACAGCAGCTCTCAGTGAGCTATGCCCACGCGCCTTTGCGTCTAAGTTCTTGCCAGAGTGATGCACAAGCAATAGGTGGGCATCAGTCTCACCGCGTATCTTATCACACGCAGCTATCACAGCCGTTGATGATGCAGGCGAGTTCTCATCGCCGCCGGGCATTGATCTCGATAGCGTATCAACGATAATCATAGCAATATCGCCATGCGCTCGTTTAACCTCGTCACACAAATCAATGATCAGCTGCACGTCAGCGTTTTCCTCAAGCAAATTTACTGGCAATGCACGCATAGCTAATTTAGCCTCATGCTCTGGATATTGCTGGCGTAAGGCTACGATCCTATTATGCGTCGTCATACCGCCCTCAAGAGCTAAAAACAGCACGACGCCTCCCTTAACCTTATTGCCATGCCAATCTTGCCCCGCAGATACATGCCACGCCACATCTTGCACAAAGAATGACTTACCAACATTGCTTGGCCCATACACCATCGAGAGCTGCCCAGCGCCAAACCATCCTTTGACAAGATAACTCCTGTCTAGCTGTGGCATTGCATCGCCCGGAAAGAACACCTGATCAAGTAAGCTCTTCACTTCCAATGCCTTAGCAGTCGCTTCTTTACCTCGATTAACCCACATATCATTGAAGTCCCATCCGCCAACATCAGGCACAATAGACTTCACACCATGATCTGCCACGCATTTTTCAATGGCTTTAATGCCTGCCTCGTCGTTATCACCAGCCACCACTATGCGTAAATTAGGTCTAGCTTCAAGCAGCTCACCTATCACGGCAGTCATATTGCCCGCAGATAATGCGAATACTGTTGGCCTATCTGTCGCCATATGCACTGACATTGCAGTTGCCCAACCTTCGCAAACGTAAATCAAATCGTTTAATTTACCACCAATTACACTAAAATTACCAACAACTGGCATACCTGACGAAAATTTCTTTGCGCCTGTCGGATTAATGCTCTGCGTGCCTACACGCTTACCTTTGGCATTTATTACAGGTATATCTAATATGTCACCCTTTATAGACGCATTGCCTAATCCAATCTTTTTCTTAATCAGGTATGGATGCGTTGCTTCTAGCTCTGCTTCAGGCCAACTTATTGTATATTCTCTCGTCATTGGCTTCTCATTCTCATCAGGCCATAAACTCTGCCTTCGCAGCGCATCCTTTATGCCTGCATAATCTGAGCATTTACGGCACGTAACCATCACTTCATTATCAGACGTTTCCTTAATCCAGAACCGATCTTCACCCTGACATACCGGGCAAGCACCATGATATTCGCCTATGGCAGTCTTTTTCAATGATAATGCACTAATAATTTTATCTGAATATCTATCCCAGCTTGCATTTGGAAATTTCGTGTTTTGCATTTTATCCCTTCCTCAATTTATCGGACACGTTGGACATGTCCCGCTTTTGTCTTGTCCTGTCTCGGACATAGTGGACATGTCTCGCAAATGTCCTGTCGTGTCCGTTAGACAAAACCTCGATCAGTTCTGTCTAACGCTGTGATTAATTTAAAATGGAATGTCATCTTCCAAATCATTTGATGGTGTAGGCGTAGCTGGTGGCAATCCAAATGGGTCTTGCTCCACACCATTTATTGGTGTTGCTCCACCAGAAAATCCGCCTGCAACTTCAGTAAATGGATCATCTGCTTCCTGCTTTTCAGCCAACTCCAACACCTGCACTGCACGTAATCTTAACGACACGCCATTAATTGTGCCAGTGTTGTATGGCACGACTGTCACTGCGATATTTACAGTTGACCCTGATGTCAGCTCAAATCCATCAGGCAATTTCTTGCGTGATGCATCTACTTGGCGTGGTGGGTTTGTAGCTTCGCCAGAATATGCGCCTTTTAGTTTAGCTTTACCGATCCAGTGACCCTGCTTGTTGTCATCGATTTTATACGGCAAACTTAATGGCTGTTCAGGCCACTTGCGTTTGCTAGTCTCCAACGCCGCCGCATTTTTGTATGACTGCATACAAATAGTGTTCAGCTCTTTGCACTGCTCACCTGTCAGATTGAACGACATTTCGTATGCCGCGCCCTCTGCTGTAGGATCGCACTTTTGTGATTTGTACTCATCTTGATCAAATCTATATGTAGCATTTAATCTTGGGTATAGCGCTTTCACGCCGCTTATTATGTGTTGCATTTTACAACTCCTTTAAATGTGTGCAGCACCCCTGCACTGGGATTAGTTTATAAGCCGTGGTTTTCGTCTAACCATGCTGGCAAATGTAATGTCTCAAGTTCAGGCCATCCAGTGTCGTAAACATTTGTCTCTTGAGCCACTTTAATTTTGCGCAATGTTTTAAACATTTCATCTTCAGCATACTTATTGTATTTATCTGATAATTCATAGCAGGCCGTGGCATAGCTGTTCTTCTCAGTTGCAACAAATATAAAGTTTGTAGTTTCAATTCCGCATAGCTTTAATACATAACGATAGAAACATGCCTGCAAATCATATCGGAAGTTTCTTACTGACTTATCAAAGCCGCGCTGTGATGCATCCAAGCAAGACTTTAAGTCTATCACTATGCCTGCCTCTTTTAACAATCCATCCGGGCGGCATTTAAGCTCAAGCCCTGTTTTTGGGCATTCAGCTATAAAGCTGTATTCAGCAAGCATGTCCTTATTAGTCAGTAAGTTACGCGCCATTTTATTTTGCAGGCAACCATCTACCATTTTCTGACACTGTTCATATTCACCACTTGGCAACAGTATTTCATCTTGAGTTAAGAACTCTTCCTGATCCTTCCAAGCCTTGCTGCCACGACGTGATAAACCAGAGTCATGTACTAAATTTTTCTCTGGCTCTAACACCATAGCATGGAATGCAGAGCCTAA